ACATGGAAGATCTTAATATGAAAGATCGACCAATTGATGTCTGGAGAGATAAAATCAAAAACTGTAAATTTGATTGTTGGGAATGTAATTATTGTGATACAGTTGTTGAAGCACACTTGAAAAAACAAGAAAGAGTATGTCATCCATTCGTAACCAGATGCTTAGACTCTATTGATAAAGCTGTCGAAGAAGATTCAAAATTTGATCATAATATTCAAGGTCTTACTTCTGATAAGGTAAGACACTTCCTTAATAATCTTTGTTCTTATGAAGATACTAAGTATCTAGAGGTTGGGGTATATAATGGCAGCACATTCTGTGCAGCAATTCAAGGTAATGATATTACTGCATATGCAGCAGATCATTGGCGTGATGTAGATATCAAACCAATTAGAGATGACATTCCATGGGAAGATCAAGAGGGATCTATAGAAACATTCATTGAGAATGTAAAATCTATATGGACAGACAATAGTAATATTGCAATTCTTAATGGGGATATTCGTGAAGCTACAGAAGAGAATCTAGATCAAAAAGTAAATACTATTTTCTATGATGCAGATCACGAATTAAATTCACAGAAGAGTTGCCTGAATCATATTCTTCCATATACAGAAAATGAATTTATCTTAGTTGTTGATGATGCAAACCTTGATGGTGTATTAGCATCAACAAAAGATTTTATTTTTGAGAATAATATCACAGTTTTATATGAAAGAAGTATTCTTACTGGTGAAATTGAAGATGTTAATTCTTGGTGGAACGGCGTAAATATTTTTGTACTTAAAAAGAATGAATCTAACTGACATTTTTCCTAAAGCTATTGGTAGAGAAGCTTACCCAGATTGTAATGACTTGAAGAAACAAGTTGTTGAGATGATGGAAGGTGAAGATATGATCACCAATAGAATGAATGATAAGCTATATCACTATGACAATACATCTGGTAGATCATTTCTACACAGAGAAGAAATGTTAAAATTCAGGCAATGGTTAGAAGATCAATGCACTTCTTTTGTTGCTAATGATTTGGGATTTGAAGTTCCAGAGAAAATGGTTATTACTGATAGTTGGTTGAATTTATGTGATGCTGGTGGAAATCAGTATCCACATTTTCATACTAATGCATATATCTCTGGAACATATTATGTTTCTCATGAAGAAGGACATGCACCATTATTTTTTAGACATCCAAGTGGTTCTACTCATTCATCGGTACCATCAATTTCATTGAAGACAAATATGAAAAAATTGGGTAAGTATAATTCTGATGTTATCATGTATCCTAATGAAGGAGAATTGATGCTATGGCCATCCAACCTCACTCATGGGTATTCTGAAAATAGAAAAGATGGTAGAATTTCCATCTCTATGAATTTCATGCCATCGTTAATTATTGATGACAAGTATTCATATAGGGTTTCTCCAACCTAATAAATACAGTATACACTATCATATTTGATCATGACCATGGATCCTGAACAACTCAAAAAGAATTTTGAAGAGCAAATTGCTACTACAGAAAAGCAGATTCGTGACCTAGAAGAGAATCTAGCTAAAGCAAAAGAATATAAAGTTAAGCTGTCAGGTGGTTTAGAAACTATTGGATTACTTACTGGAGAAGGAGAAGCACCAGCAGAAGCACCTTCAGCACCACCTACAGAGGCACCAGCAGAATAATCCCTAAATATAAAAGAAGGGATTATTGTGTGAAATGGCAACTCCAAGTTCAAAAGCAGAATTAATTACATATGCTAAGAGGCAATTGGGTGAACCTGTATTACAGGTTAACGTAGATGATGAGCAAGTAAACAATGTAATTGACGACACGTTTCAGTTCTTTCAGGAGAATTGTTACAATGGCATGGAGCGTTGTTATCTTGTCCATGAGATAACTGCTGATGATAAAACTCGTCTTGCAGCAACTGTAACTACTTCTAAGGTTGAAGGTGCAGTAACTACTAATTGGAAGGAAGCAACAAATTATATACCTATACCACCTCATGTAATTGGTATCAATAAAGTTTTTGGAATGGTGGGTAACTCCATTCGTTCTAACTTATTTGGTATTGAATATAGAATGTTCTTGAATGATTTGTATGCTTTTGGATCCCTTGATATCTTAAACTACTTTATGACCAAACAATATCTAGAAACTCTGGATATGGTTTTAAACAATGGTTCATTCCAGCAGTTTAGATATACTCAGCGTCGTGATCGTTTGTATCTTGACATAGATAAAGACTTCCTACAAGAAGGACAGAATCTATTAATAGAGGCTCATCGTATGATTGATCCTACAGATGCAACTGAAATGTACAATGATTTCTTTGTAAAGAAATATGCTACTTCATTGTTAAAAAAACAATGGGGTCAGAACTTAATCAAGTATAACAATGTACAGCTACCTGGCGGTGTAACACTTAATGGTAGAGAATTATATACAGATGCATTAGCAGAAATTGAGAAAATCGAAG